TGCGAGGCGTGTACTTGACGAACTGCACCGCAGCATTGCGCTTGGTCAGCGTCAAGATGGGTCTACGCAGTAGGGTTGGTGTTTGCATTGTCAATCCCTTCGATGGTGGGCAGGTTCTCCAGGCGGCGCGCTTCGCTGGGTAGCATCCATCCTGCTTGAATGCCCTTGGTGTAAAAGTCGGCGCGGTTGGTGGCGTCACCACGTAGCAGTCCCTCCACCTGATGCTCGGCAAAGTAGATGCGGCGTCCAGCCGGTGTAAGTAGCTGCTTGCTGATGGCCTGCTCCCATGCCACCAGATGACGGCGCAATGTCATGGTGACAAACTGGCGCGCCATTTCCACGCTGTTGGAGTAGTTGCCGTGTGTCAGATCCCCGATTACGGTCGGTGGGCAGCGGAACAGTCGCGCCACCTCGGTGACTGAGAATGCACGGGCGGCGATCCACTCGGCATCCTCCAGCGTCATGCTGATGGGTTGAAACTCGGTGCCATATTCGAGAATGGCAGTGCGGCCTGCATTGCTGCCACCGTGTTGACTGCTCCATGATTGCGCTAGGCTTGCTTTTTGTTCGGGGTTGATCTTGCCCGGTATCTTGAGAATGCCACCCAATCGAGTGGCGTTCTTGAATGTGTTGACCCCGTGGTCACGCTCACTGATGGCAAGCTCAATCACGCTTTTGGCTGCGGTGATAGGCGACACGCCCAGCACACCATCATCACCCAGGCGGTGACGCAAGTGCAGCACCTCACTGGATAGCAGGCGCTCCACCTTGCCGGTGTGGTCGGTGTACTCATAACCCACACCATCCCCGACGCGCAGCACCGTTACACGGTCAGGCGACAAGGGCAGCAGGGCAGACACTTGCCCGTCATAGCGCCGAATGATCTTGGCGTAGGCATTGCCGCGAAGCAGCACAGCGGCCATCATCCATTCCCTGAACTCCAGGGCGGTTTGGTGCTCGTTGGCTTGGTCGTGCAGGACGGAATACAGCGGGTGGTCTGTGGCGCGTTGGCGGTCTTCACCGTCGCGCTTGAACAGGATCAGGGGCAGGCTGGCCACCGTCTCACTGATGGCCCCAACGCAGGCATACACGGCGCTGACGCCTTGGGCGGTGTTGGCGTTGACTGGCCCAGTCTGCAATGCTGCAAAGTTGCTCCAGTAGTTATCTCCGTTGCTGCGGCGCTCAAAGCCAAGGGCATGGCCGATACGTTGAATGATGCTCATACGGTTTCAATCCAGGCTCGGTTAAGGTCAACAAAGCACTGGGTGTGCTCCCAAAACGATGGCATCGAGCGCATGGCCACCGAGGTGTCCTGATAGGCAGGGTCAGCGGTCAGCGTCACCTCAAGCAGATCAACCTGCAATAGTTCCCGGATCATCTGATCACCCCGATGTGCCCAGCGATCCCCGCCGGGTGCAACGCGAAAGCCGAATGAGCAGCCCGACACGTCGCCACGATCCACCAGAATGGCAAGGTCTTTGCCGTGGGTGGTGTCAGGCAGGTCGAGCGTGAAAGCCAGCCCATGCGGGTCTTCACGTAGTTGTAGCGTGCCACCTCGGGTGGTGCCCAGCAGGGCGTCACCTTGGTGGTGGTACAGGGCGCGAACGTTGGAACCCGTCGCCAGCGATTTGGCGAAAGCGCCAGGGCGGATCAACTCGTGGAAGTCGCCCAGGTTGGCTTCAGAATTGAATACGGCGGCGTACCCGGTCAGGGTCTTGCCCTTTGCGGACAGAGTGCCATTACTGCGGATTTCCAACATTCGCTATTCCCCTTAGATCGTGATGTCTTCAGCGAACACGAAGGCGGTCGGGTGGCGCACCGCAATATCCACCGTGGACATTGCCCGCACCAAAACATTGCCCTTGGTGTATGCGGCTTCGCTGAACGGGTTGACCAGAATGTCTACTTCGCTCCAGATGCCCAGAAGCACCTGTGACCAGTCACCAGCGATCAATTTGCCGGTGTTTGGCGTGCCTGTTTTTTCTGCCACTTGGTTGGAGAAATAAACCGGCAGATCAGCCATGCGGCCCCCTTCCATCAAGTAGCCCGCGATGCCGCTAGCCTTGAGGGTGCCTTGCAGCTTGGCCTTGACTTTCATGCTGGCCACGATGTTGGCCGCGCTGGCGTTGACCAGATCGAGCTTTTGCAGCATCGCCAGGACATTGGCCCAGGACAAGGTGGCAAGGTTGGCAGTCTGCACGCCACTGGTGGCAAGTACGCCGGTTGGCTCGTTGCTGCCGCCGCCTTTGATAAGCGCGGAGTCAATCGCTTGTGCCAGCATGGCGGACAGATCATCCCGCACCAACTGTTCAATATCAGGGCTGGATTGCATGATCAATTGACGGCTCATTTCCACGATGCCACCAGCATGTTTTGGTGCCAGCGTTACCGGGTCGAATGTCATGTCACTGGCGGTCAGTGCCGATCCTTCAGCCACCCAGCCAGCGGTGGTGCCGGTTGCGTACTTTGGAATTGTCAGATTGCCGGTCAAACCAGACAGGACACGCACACCCAATTTACGGGCCAGCAGGTTATTGCGCAGGGGTTCGATGTATTGGTCAGGACGTTGGATGGTGGGCACCAATTCAGCGGCATTGCCGGTGGTCACTACGGCGCGCTTTTCGAGTGCGGCCATTGGAATAAACACGCCTTGTGCCTTGCGTCCGGTGCGGCGCTCAGTTTCTTGCTGGTACTCGGCAGCAGCACCATTGAGTGCTCGGCCTTCCATCTGTGCGCGGATCACGTCCACCACATTGATGGCGCGCTCCAGGCTGGCAGCGTTTTTGTCACCCACGGGATGGCCCAGGGCACGGCGCTCGGCCTCTTGTAAGAATGCGGCGCGGGACTCTTGCGCTTCCAGATCAGTGATGCTGGTTTTCAGGGCGTCAAAGTTTGCTTGTTCGGCGGCATTGAGGCTGCGCTTTTCTGATTCAGCGGTGGCCAGCAAGCGGCGCATGTCAGAGACTTTGGCGGCGCGGGTTTCGCGGATTGCTGCGATGGTCATAGGTTTCCTTCAGGTTGGTGGGTCTAACCTTCGGACTTTCCTACAAGTTAGTAAGCGCACACTAACATAAATTTGATGGGAACGCAAGCTAATGACTGCTTGGTCGTGTAGGTGCGCTCGGTCGGTTTCTCACTATCCACGGTGGATAGTGACTTTCTCAAGCTGCCAACAAACGTTGGCGAAAAACCAAACTCCTTCAAACTTCAGGATGGGGTGCCGTTTCGTTACCCCATTGCAGGCGTAAAAAAACCCACTCGGGTGGTGGGCTTGGTTGGCAAGAATGGGACAAGTCCCGTTTTTAGAAAATGCCCATTTGTCCAGGACTAGGCACAGGCAGCACCTCGGGTTGCGCCTTGCGTTTCTTGTTGACTGAGTACGCGGTCAAGACGTGCATGGCCAGCATGGATGCCGATGGTCTGGCGTTGCCCTCGTTGTCTGTCCAGGTGCCCAACGTCAACGGGCCGGTAATGGAGACTGCATCGCCCTCGTTGAGCACCAGCAGCGCGGCCATTGGCTCGGCCTCGAATGCCGACACGCTCACCACCACCACAGCACCGTCGTGCATAGCTGCGCGCACCTTTGCCGATGCGAATGGATGGCCAGATTTTGCGAGTCGTTTTTGTGGAGTGCCGATTAGTCGGCCAGATATGAGTACGTCGAGCATTCGCCTATTGTGCAGGTCAAATTCTTACAGGCGTAGCTATTCTTACCCTTTCAAGACGGAACACAGCAATGCATCTGCAATGCCGCAGCATTAAAAACAGATGCAGAAGCAATGCTACCAACACCAACACCAACACCAACACCAACACCAGTATTAAAGAATACAAGCGCTATCGCGCCGCCTGACGGCGTTAGTGCATCGGTGTGGGTTGATTTAAAAGGCGCAACTATGGCTTTTGATTGTTACTAAATTGCTGTTTGATGCTGGGTTGCTGCTTGCCGGTTGCAGCCACTGCCTGACTGTTGCTCATCTGCCTGATTGACTACTATGTCAATTCCTTTGGTGAGACTAGGCTTTACTGTGGGCGAAAATCTGCCTAACCCACCCAGAGGAGTGGATCAGGCTAATTCCCTCGGAGCCGACTGAGTGTCCCCGTGGATTACACCAACATGAAGCGTTGTGTAACTTAGTGGCTTTTCACTGCTTCCAGTGCCTGACATGGCCCACTACATGTTTGCCGCCACCCGTATGAACAAAACACACGGACACCAAACACAAAACCCCCATTGCGCTCGTCTGCTTCTTTGCGCATCACCTGCCAGGTAAGAACGTAGTGGTTGTCCGGTTTCGCTACTGGCCTTGCGGCTTCCTGCGTACCCTCATAAACAACTTCAACCCGATAGACCCTGACAGGCCGGTAAAAGTATCTCTAAGCCGTTTGGCTGGGTTCTGAGTCCCACTTGATACGCTGCTAACTTCGGTCAGCGATCCAAAACAAAAGCCTTCAAGTTCTAACTTTCCAAGCCGCCACTTGTATCCATCTAAGGATTTGAAAGTCAGGGCTTGAAGGCTCTGATGATCGTCAATGAGGCGGCACCGACAATTTAATTATACTGTATAAACGAACAGTGAAACAAAAAAGCCCAGCGAATGCCGGGCTTGTTGGGTGGTGGTGGGCGTGCCGTTTATTTCTCGATCACTGCCTTCATGGATTCGGCCATGCTGATGATCTCGCGTAGATAGCGTAAAACGTCTTCAGGGCTTGTCGCATCACATCCTTCGCCGATGGCCTCATTCAACTCAGTTGACAGGCTCACAAGGCGGTTAGATGCCTTCAGCGTCGTGTTGTAGGTGTAGTCCGTCCAGTTTCTAGAGCCGTCATCCTTGTTTTTAAGCTGTGCCACATAGGCCAGATGCTCAGCTGAATCAGAAGTAAACCCGTTTTTTTCGCACCATCTCGCCTTCAATTCGTGCAAGGCGATTTGATCTTTATCTCGATCAGTCATGGCATATTCCTTATTTGACGATGCAATCATATCATTACATCTTCAAATCTTCATATCTTCTTGTTAAGGTACTCACTCATGGCGGCTTCTATCATGTCGGTCATGGTCATGCGCCGATTAACGCCCGCTATCTTCCAGGCGTCTCGCACCGATGGCGCAATGTTTAGGTTCAGCCGGACAGAGGTTTCTTTGGTCACCTCATTGACTGGCACGGACGGCCTCACGTCTTCGGTTTTCTTGGTTTTGATGGTCAGGGGTTTAGCCATTGTGCGGCCTCCATTTCTTTGATGATGTTGAGAATTTCTGTTTTAGCTGCGGCGTCTGCCATGTCCAGGACAGACAGGCCAGCGGCCATAGCGTTGGCGAACACAACCCGGTTGCCGATGGTTGCCGTTAGCTGCTCGATGCCTTCATAGTCGTTCCATGCGCCGTCAATGATGGTCTTCGATATGGTTGTGTTTCCGCTGGCACGGTTGACCAGGAATGCGGCTTCAATCTCCCCGCCAATGGCCCTCTTGGCTTGAATCAGCTTCACAGCGGCTGCACTAGCCCACACATCAGCGGCGCTCGGCTGGATGACAACCATGGCAACGTGGGCGGCCCTGATGATCGCTGCGGCCATGCTCTCAGCCTTGGCGGGTGCGTCAATGATGGCAATGTCAGCCAGGACGCCATTAAGCGAGCTGGTAAGCATCTGAGGGCGATCAATGGCAATGACAGGGGGCAAGTCTGCATCCTCGGGACTCGCGGCCCTCCAATCGCGTGCAGTGCCTTGCGGGTCAGCGTCGATCAGGACAACTCTCTTGCCTTGCCGGTGCAATGCCGTTGCCATGTTGGTGGCAATCGTACTTTTGCCGGTGCCACCTTTTTCATTGATGATTGAGATTATCTTCATGTGATGATTAGTTTATATCTTCATGTGAGCAAAGCTGATTCTACAATCAACATCAATCAAAGGGGTCAACATGGCAACAAAACAGATTCTTGGTGACATAGACACCACTTACTACACTCAGCAACGCGATATGTTCACCTCAGGGTTAGCGGCAGACATAGGCGTGTCAGCCTTCGCTGTTTGGCACGCTATCAAGTGGCACGCCGACTTCAACACTGGCGAAAGCTATCCGGGCATCAGGCGACTTTGTACGCTCACCGGGTTGGCTGATAAGACAGTACAGACAGCGATAAAAAAGCTCGTTGAAAGCCATCTTTTACGCATACGCAAGGTGGGCCAAAAAAACGTCTACGTTGCACGCGAGCGCATAGACGTGCGAGTGGGTAGCAGGGTGATAAGCACCATCGTGGTCGACTTCATACCGGATCAGATGCGCGAGCGGCTGGCCAAACTGAAAGCGTCAGGCAATGGCGATATGTCAGCCGATGATGTTTGGGCGCAGGTTGACGTGATTCCCGGCCCCGGCATGAAGCTCGATAAGAAGACAGGCACCTTCAGCGGGTCCATGCGAGCAGATGAAGTGCCGGATCAACTTCCACCACACGCTACACAGTCTGTTTCAGACGCAAAAAACGCACTCAAACAGATGGCCGATCAGATGCGGATTGCGCTTAAAAAGTAATCAACCGTAGTAATGGCTACTACGGTGCTAGTTCTGTAGTAACCATTACTACGGTGCTAGTTCTGTAGTAACCATTACTACAGAACGATGTTTAACGAAGTAAAACAATAAAAAAACCGCTGTTAACAAGTCGGTGAACAACTCGGATAGGGCTCAGGTAGAGCTGTATTGAGGCTCTGACACGTATCAGGTAGATACGTATTGAAGTCAGAACATCCGTTTTTCAGGATGAAGTCAAAGCAGCCCAAAACAGCTTTTCAAATACGACACGATGTCGGATTTTGATTAACATAAAACCACTTGTATCAAGTAGGCCCTCGCGCGCGTGGAGGAACCCAGAAAGTCACTCATAACGGTTATGAGTGAGGAGTAGGCCCTCGCGCGCGTGGAGGAACCTTTCGGGGGATCAAATTGATACCCCCAAAACAGGTACAGCCCTCGCCGTCGCGCCAGCATTAAAAAGGTGCAATGTATGATAATCTTAATTATCGTACTACACGATCCACCAATAAATTCTCTAGCCAGCGTCAAATAAGCGCATGTAGCTATCATAAACATAGCTAAAGTATGCCAGCCACGCGCGGGAAAGGCTTGCATGCCACACTGCAAACGGTATCCCACCGTCCACCGCGCCCATCAAGATGACCATGCCGCTGGCAGTCGGGGTTTTGCATGAAGGTGGCACTCGCCGACTAATCCACCTCCTGATCACTGCTTGCGCAGCCCGTCAGGCTCGGGTTAAATAAAAGTGAACTCGCCGCTGCCACCCCCCAAACATGTGGCCCTGCGTGATGGTGATCGCCCGTTCTGGGACGGCATCATGAAGAGCCGCGCCCGAGATACCTGGACAGAAATAGATTTATGCACGGCTGCAAATTTAGCACGGACTCAGGCCGACATTGAGCGCCTGCAAAAAGAATTAGATGCCACCGGCTACGTGCTGGGCGACAAGATAAACCCGCTGGCCACACTGGTGGAAACCCTGTCCAAGCGCGTGGTGAGTCTGGCACGTGCGCTGCACGTCCACGCAGTTGCTACGGTGGGCGAAAGTCAAGACGGACGCAAAGCCCTGGCCAACGAGCGCACCGCCGCAGCCACCGAGGATGATGACCTTATCCCCACATTGAAAGCCGTGTGATGACCCGCGCCACCCGTGTGATTCAGTTTCTTGAACGGCACTGTCTCACGCCGGACGGCGCGCACGTCGGCAAGCCGTTGGTGCTGGCTGAGTTTCAAAAGCAATTTATCCGGGATGTTTACGACAACCCGCACGGCACCCGGCGCGCCATCCTGAGCGTGAGCCGCAAGAATGGCAAGAGTGCCGCGCTGGCTGGCCTGATCCTTTGCCACTTGGTTGGCCCTGAAGCCAAACAAAACAGTCAACTGGTCAGCGGTGCCATGAGCCGCGATCAGGCTGCATTGGTGTTCAACCTCGCCGCCAAGATGGTGCAGCTATCACCCAAGCTGGCCAGCATCGTGCGGATTGTCCCCAGCGGTAAGCGCCTGATCGGCCTACCCCTCAATACCGAGTACAAGGCATTGGCCGCTGACGGCAAGACCGCGCATGGCTTATCACCCGTGTTCGCGGTGCTCGATGAGACTGGCCAAGTACGTGGACCACAATCTGACTTCATTGACGCCATCACCACCAGCCAAGGTGCCCATGCCGCGCCGCTGCTGATCGTCATTTCAACGAGCGCCGCCAATGATGCGGATTTGCTCTCAATCTGGATTGACGACGCCAAGGCCAGCAAAGACCCGCGCATTGTGTGCCATGTGTACGCCGCACCCGAGGGGTGTGATCTGATGGATGAGGCCGCATGGAAGGCCGCAAACCCTGCCCTGGGCGTCTTTCGCAATGCGGACGACCTACGGGAGCAGATGACCCAAGCGCAGCGTATGCCCTCGATGGAAAACAGCGCCCGTAATCTGCTGCTGAATCAGCGGATCAGTACCGTTTCGCCCTTTATCAGTCCTGGCGTGTGGCAGTCCTGCGCTGGTGCTGTCCTGCCCTTTGGTGACGCGCCCGTCTTCTGTGGCCTGGACCTGAGCGCCCGGACCGACTTAACCGCGCTGGTGATCATTGGCAAAGTCGCTGGCCAGTGGCATGTTGTCCCCCACTTCTGGACGCCGGAGCAAGGGCTACGCGACCGCGCTGCACGTGACCGCGCACCCTATGACGTGTGGCACCGACAAGGCTACTTGCACTCGACACCGGGCGCGACTGTAGATTTTGAATTTGTCGCCCAAGACATCGCCACCTTGTTGTCTGGCTTGAATGTACAGGCCATCGCCTATGACCGCTGGCGCATTGACTTGATGAAAAAAGAGTTTGACCGGATTGGCTGCGACCTCCCCCTGGTGAACTGGGGCCAAGGGTTCAAGGACATGGCACCGGCACTTGATGCGCTGGAGGCCGAGCTACTGAACGCACGTGTCGCCCACGGTGGGCACCCAGTGCTTGCCATGTGCGCCGCCAATGCCATCGTTGTCAAAGACCCAGCGGGAGGCCGCAAGCTGGACAAAGGGCGCGCTACCGGGCGCATAGACGGCTTGCAAGCGATGGCCCAAGCCTTTGGTGTGGCGGCAATGGCCGCTGAATCACAAGAGATTTACTCCAGCGGGGAGTTCACTTTCATTTAACCCGAGCCTGACGGGCTGCGCAAGCGGTGATCAGGACGTGGATTAGTCGGTGAGTGCCACGTTTCAGCAAAAACCCCGAATACCGGCAGGAGTGCCAATCGACGCGACTTTGAAGCTGCGGGATGCAGTGGAAAATCTGGCGTGACCCGAAACCTGTACTCCGTGGCTGGCATGTATTACGCTATGGTTATGATAGCTACCTGCGCTTATTTGGCGAGGGATAGAGAATTTATTGACTGATCGTGTAGTACGATAATTAAGATTATCATACATTGCACCTTTTTAATGCTGGCGCGACGGCGAGGGCTGTACCTGTTTTGGGGGTATCAATTTGATCCCCCGAAAGGTTCCTCCACGCGCGCGAGGGCCTACTCCTCACTCATAACCGTTATGAGTGACTTTCTGAGGTTCCTCCACGCGCGCGAGGGCCTACTGCTTTTCTCGGCGGTACCAAAAAGGAACCAACGAGGTTCCTCCACGCGCGCGAGGGGGAGAAACATCCATGTCGATCAAGGCAGAAAACCGTTTCGCTTCGCTTTCATGGCTTCGCCATACTTTGGCTTTTTGGCCTTTTTTCTTCTTGCCAATGCCGCCCGTTTGCATCGTTGCAGTGGTACCTTGCTTGGTCGTGTAGGTGCGCTCGGTCGGTTTCTCACTATCCACGGTGGATAGTGACTTTCTCAAGCTGCCAACAAACGTTGGCGAAAAACCAAACTCCTTCGCAATGTGGTTATCGCTCCACTTGCCAGCTTCATCGTCCGCCAAAACCTCAAGGACAATTTTTCGTTTGTCGCCATTTGTGCGACGTTGACCATGATCTTGAATACCGGGCGGCTGTCCTGGCTTCATTGAATTATTGAAAAGCGGATGTTTGGCAAGCGAAGCGCGTCAGGCCAAAGGCGAGACCCTTGTGGTCAAGTGACCGCCGTAGTGTGGGGTTGTGGTCAAGGGGTTTTTTGCCTTGTCCACAAATCCACACGTAGGGGTTACTTGTCCATCAAGCAGCACACCACGACGGATGTTCTGAGGCATCCAAAACCCCATAGTTAATACTTAAGAAGGGAATGCCCGCAAACCCGCATGGTTGCTAGGGGTCCAGTCTCAGATATGCAACAAGTTGTCTCTATTCCTGCAACAACTTGTCTCATTTTCTTATTCTAAATCGAGACAAGTAGTATCATCACCCGATACAACATATCTCGATTAAGAGTCTCAAAATGGAACAGAAAACAGAAATTGTCCACTCCAAGCGCGGCGAGCGTTACGGGAAAAACCCATTTATTGAGGCGGCATCGGTCAACACCAAGTCCGGGGTGAAGCGCATCACCGACAAGTCGGGAACCAGAATGATGGTCGTGTCTGGTGCTACTGGAGAAATTGTTGCGCCCGCTGGGTTCTGGCAAGCGCAAGAGGTGGACCGCACTCAGTTTGTGAAGCTGTACGTCAACGGCGTGAAGGCGTTTAAGGAGCTGACTGGAGCCGGTACAAAGGTTTTCGAGCTGCTGTATCTCCGCGTGCAAGAGAACATCGGCAAGGATGAGATATGGCTCACGTTCCCCAGCATCGAGCAGTCGATCAACCCGATAAGCAAAGCTGTCTTCTATCGCGGCATGAAGGAATTGCTGGAGAAGGCGTTTATCGCTGAGAGCCTTTCCCCCGGCCTGTACTACCTGAACCCGGATTACATGTGGAATGGCGACCGCCTGGCCTTCGTAAAGGAATACCGCATCAAGGGTTCCAAGCCCAACAGCGACCAGGCCATGCGTGAGCAACTGGAGGCACGCGGACAAATGCGTATCGACTCCGAGACTGGCGAAATAAGCCAAGAGTCCGATCAATAGTATTTGCCTAATGATGCGACCATACCAATATATAATTATGTGGCTGCATGACTGCATACATATGCAACAATCGGTCATCTAAGCAAAACATCAGGACAACAGCATGACCGCAAAAACCATCGGTGTTATTCAAGTCAAGGGCGGCGCGGGTAGGAGTACCGTGTCCACCAACTTGGCGGGCGAGCTGTCCAAGTCTGGGAAAACCGTCCTGATCGACTGCGACATGCCTCAAGGCACGGCTGCGAGCTGGTTCGCTGTGCGTCAACAGTCGGAAGACAAACAGCTCCAACTTTTCGCTGAGAACCTGACCGCCGATACCGCCAGCACACACCGCGAACTGATCGAGAAGGTAGAGCAGTACCAGGACCACGACTTTATCGTGCTGGACGGTCCCCCACGTATCGCTGAACTGACCAAGGCAATCCTGGTGCTGTCCGACTTGTGCGTGGTCCCGGTCGGCGCGTCGGCGGCTGAAATCTGGGCGACGTCCGATCTGCTGGCCTTGATTGAAGATGCCAAGAAGGTGACGACGGTCAACGCCAGAATGATCTGGACCAGATACCGCTCCAACACCAAACTGGCGAGGGAGCTGTCCGAGATGGCATCCAAGGAGCTGGGACTGGTCGCTCTGTCCACTTCGCTGGGAATGCGCGTGGCCTACCCTCAAGCCCTGGGTGAAGGTCTCACTGCTGCCGAACTGTCCGACACAAATGCCAAAGCAGAAGTCGCCGCACTGACTGCTGAAATCAAGAAACTATTGAAGGTGAAAAAATGAGCAAGCCAACCATGCTATCCAAGCCAGTCCTGGCATCCAAGTCGGCCACGGCGCTGGCATTTTCTGAACCAAAGAAGACGACCGGCGAGAAGCGTGCTTTCGTTGCGCCTGAAGGCCACCGTCGTCTGACCATCAATTTACCCGAGGAGCTACATAAAAAGTTGCGCCTGGCTGCGGTGGAGCGCGATGTCAACGCGACCGACATTATTGTGGAGCTGCTGGTTAAGGATCTGGGCGAATGACTACCTGGACGGACTACACCTACAACACGACGCTGAAGGCATCTAACCGCCTTGTGAGCCTGTCAACTGAGTTGAATGAGGCCATCGGCGAAGGATGTGATGCGACAAGCCCTGAAGACGTTTTACGCTATCTACGCGAGATCATCAGCATGGCCGAATCCATGAAGGCAGTGATCGAGAAATAAACGGCACGCCCACCACCACCCAACAAGCCCGGCATTCGCTGGGCTTTTTTGTTTCACTGTTCGTTTATACAGTATAATTAAATTGTCGGTGCCGCCTCATTGACGATCATCAGAGCCTTCAAGCCCTGACTTTCAAATCCTTAGATGGATACAAGTGGCGGCTTGGAAAGTTAGAACTTGAAGGCTTTTGTTTTGGATCGCTGACCGAAGTTAGCAGCGTATCAAGTGGGACTCAGAACCCAGCCAAACGGCTTAGAGATACTTTTACCGGCCTGTCAGGGTCTATCGGGTTGAAGTTGTTTATGAGGGTACGCAGGAAGCCGCAAGGCCAGTAGCGAAACCGGACAACCACTACGTTCTTACCTGGCAGGTGATGCGCAAAGAAGCAGACGAGCGCAATGGGGGTTTTGTGTTTGGTGTCCGTGTGTTTTGTTCATACGGGTGGCGGCAAACATGTAGTGGGCCATGTCAGGCACTGGAAGCAGTGAAAAGCCACTAAGTTACACAACGCTTCATGTTGGTGTAATCCACGGGGACACTCAGTCGGCTCCGAGGGAATTAGCCTGATCCACTCCTCTGGGTGGGTTAGGCAGATTTTCGCCCACAGTAAAGCCTAGTCTCACCAAAGGAATTGACATAGTAGTCAATCAGGCAGATGAGCAACAGTCAGGCAGTGGCTGCAACCGGCAAGCAGCAACCCAGCATCAAACAGCAATTTAGTAACAATCAAAAGCCATAGTTGCGCCTTTTAAATCAACCCACACCGATGCACTAACGCCGTCAGGCGGCGCGATAGCGCTTGTATTCTTTAATACTGGTGTTGGTGTTGGTGTTGGTGTTGGTGTTGGTAGCATTGCTTCTGCATCTGTTTTTAATGCTGCGGCATTGCAGATGCATTGCTGTGTTCCGTCTTGAAAGGGTAAGAATAGCTACGCCTGTAAGAATTTGACCTGCACAATAGGCGAATGCTCGACGTACTCATATCTGGCCGACTAATCGGCACTCCACAAAAACGACTCGCAAAATCTGGCCATCCATTCGCATCGGCAAAGGTGCGCGCAGCTATGCACGACGGTGCTGTGGTGGTGGTGAGCGTGTCGGCATTCGAGGCCGAGCCAATGGCCGCGCTGCTGGTGCTCAACGAGGGCGATGCAGTCTCCATTACCGGCCCGTTGACGTTGGGCACCTGGACAGACAACGAGGGCAACGCCAGACCATCGGCATCCATGCTGGCCATGCACGTCTTGACCGCGTACTCAGTCAACAAGAAACGCAAGGCGCAACCCGAGGTGCTGCCTGTGCCTAGTCCTGGACAAATGGGCATTTTCTAAAAACGGGACTTGTCCCATTCTTGCCAACCAAGCCCACCACCCGAGTGGGTTTTTTTACGCCTGCAATGGGGTAACGAAACGGCACCCCATCCTGAAGTTTGAAGGAGTTTGGTTTTTCGCCAACGTTTGTTGGCAGCTTGAGAAAGTCACTATCCACCGTGGATAGTGAGAAACCGACCGAGCGCACCTACACGACCAAGCAGTCATTAGCTTGCGTTCCCATCAAATTTATGTTAGTGTGCGCTTACTAACTTGTAGGAAAGTCCGAAGGTTAGACCCACCAACCTGAAGGAAACCTATGACCATCGCAGCAATCCGCGAAACCCGCGCCGCCAAAGTCTCTGACATGCGCCGCTTGCTGGCCACCGCTGAATCAGAAAAGCGCAGCCTCAATGCCGCCGAACAAGCAAACTTTGACGCCCTGAAAACCAGCATCACTGATCTGGAAGCGCAAGAGTCCCGCGCCGCATTCTTACAAGAGGCCGAGCGCCGTGCCCTGGGCCATCCCGTGGGTGACAAAAACGCTGCCAGCCTGGAGCGCGCCATCAATGTGGTGGACGTGATCCGCGCACAGATGGAAGGCCGAGCACTCAATGGTGCTGCTGCCGAGTACCAGCAAGAAACTGAGCGCCGCACCGGACGCAAGGCACAAGGCGTGTTTATTCCAATGGCCGCACTCGAAAAGCGCGCCGTAGTGACCACCGGCAATGCCGCTGAATTGGTGCCCACCATCCAACGTCCTGACCAATACATCGAACCCCTGCGCAATAACCTGCTGGCCCGTAAATTGGGTGTGCGTGTCCTGTCTGGTTTGACCGGCAATCTGACAATTCCAAAGTACGCAACCGGCACCACCGCTGGCTGGGTGGCTGAAGGATCGGCACTGACCGCCAGTGACATGACATTCGACCCGGTAACGCTGGCACCAAAACATGCTGGTGGCATCGTGGAAATGAGCCGTCAATTGATCATGCAATCCAGCCCTGATATTGAACAGTTGGTGCGGGATGATCTGTCCGCCATGCTGGCACAAGCGATTGACTCCGCGCTTATCAAAGGCGGCGGCAGCAACGAGCCAACCGGCGTACTTGCCACCAGTGGCGTGCAGACTGCCAACCTTGCCACCTTGTCCTGGGCCAATGTCCTGGCGATGCTGCAAAAGCTCGATCTGGTCAACGCCAGCGCGGCCAACATCGTGGCCAGCATGAAAGTCAAGGCCAAGCTGCAAGGCACCCTCAAGGCTAGCGGCATCGCGGGCTACTTGATGGAAGGGGGCCGCATGGCTGATCTGCCGGTTTATTTCTCCAACCAAGTGGCAGAAAAAACAGGCACGCCAAACACCGGCAAATTGATCGCTGGTGACTGGTCACAGGTGCTTCTGGGCATCTGGAGCGAAGTAGACATTCTGGTCAACCCGTTCAGCGAAGCCGCATACACCAAGGGCAATGTTTTGGTGCGGGCAATGTCCACGGTGGATATTGCGGTGCGCCACCCGACCGCCTTCGTGTTCGCTGAAGACATCACGATCTAAGGGGAATAGCGAATGTTGGAAATCCGCAGTAATGGCACTCTGTCCGCAAAGGGCAAGACCCTGACCGGGTACGCCGCCGTATTCAATTCTGAAGCCAACCTGGGCGACTTCCACGAGTTGATCCGCCCTGGCGCTTTCGCCAAATCGCTGGCGACGGGTTCCAACGTTCGCGCCCTGTACCACCACCAAGGTGACGCCCTGCTGGGCACCACCCGAGGTGGCACGCTACAACTACGTGAAGACCCGCATGGGCTGGCTTTCACGCTCGACCTGCCTGACACCACCCACGGCAAAGACCTTGCCATTCTGGTGGATCGTGGCGACGTGTCGGGCTGCTCATTCGGCTTTCGCGTTGCACCCGGCGGGGATCGCTGGGCACATCGGGGTGATCAGATGATCCGGGAACTATTGCAGGTTGATCTGCTTGAGGTGACGCTGACCGCTGACCCTGCCTATCAGGACACCTCGGTGGCCATGCGCTCGATGCCATCGTTTTGGGAGCACACCCAGTGCTTTGTTGACCTTAACCGAGCCTGGATTGAAACCGTATGAGCATCATTCAACGTATCGGCCATGCCCTTGGCTTTGAGCGCCGCAGCAACGGAGATAACTACTGGAGCAACTTTGCAGCATTGCAGACTGGGCCAGTCAACGCCAACACCGCCCAAGGCGTCAGCGCCGTGTATGCCTGCGTTGGGGCCATCAGTGAGACGGTGGCCAGCCTGCCCCTGATCCTGTTCAAGCGCGACGGTGAAGACCGCCAACGCGCCACAGACCACCCGCTGTATTCCGTCCTGCACGACCAAGCCAACGAGCACCAAACCGCCCTGGAGTTCAGGGAATGGATGATGGCCGCTGTGCTGCTTCGCGGCAATGCCTACGCCAAGATCATTCGGCGCTATGACGGGCAAGTGTCTGCCCTGCTGCCCTTGTCGCCTGACCGTGTAACGGTGCTGCGCGTCGGGGATGGTGTGGGTTATGAGTACACCGACCACACCGGCAAGGTGGAGCGCCTGCTATCCAGTGAGGTGCTGCACTTGCGTCACCGCCTGGGTGATGATGGTGTGCTGGGCGTGTCGCCTATCACCGCAGCCAAAAGCGTGATTGAGCTTGCCATCAGTGAGCGTGACCACGGGGTCAACACATTCAAGAACGCCACTCGATTGGGTGGCATTCTCAAGATACCGGGCAAGATCAACCCCGAACAAAAAGCAAGCCTAGCGCAATCATGGAGCAGTCAACACGGTGGCAGCAATGCAGGCCGCACTGCCATTCTCGAATATGGCACCGAGTTTCAACCCATCAGCATGACGCTGGAGGATGCCGAGTGGATCGCCGCCCGTGCATTCTCAGTCACCGAGGTGGCGCGACTGTTCCGCTGCCCACCGACCGTAATCGGGGATCTGACACACGGCAACTACTCCAACAGCGTGGAAATGGCGCGCCAGTTTGTCACCATGACATTGCGCCGTCATCTGGTGGCATGGGAGCAGGCCATCAGCAAGCAGCTACTTACACCGGCTGGACGCCGCATCTACTTTGCCGAGCATCAGGTGGAGGGACTGCTACGTGGTGACGCCACCAACCGCGCCGACTTTTACACCAAGGGCATTCAAGCAGGATGGATGCTACCCAGCGAAGCGCGCCGCCTGGAGAACCTGCCCACCATCGAAGGGATTGACAATGCAAACACCAACCCTACTGCGTAGACCCATCTTGACGCTGACCAAGCGCAATGCTGCGGTGCAGTTCGTCAAGTACACGCCTCGCA